TGTATTTGCTTTTACATTCGGTATTATTTCTTTTGTTTTTCCTTTTCCTGCTATAGCAGAACTTAAATATGTTGCTGAAGATGTTCCAAATAATATTTCTGTACCTTGTACAACATTGCTTGGATTGTTTACCCATTGGACTTGTAAATCATAACCAGTATTAACTAAAGTAGCTGTTACAGACAAGTTTGTTGGTGCAGTTACGCTGAAACTACCTGTAGGAACGCTTGAGCCTTCGTCTATAGGGCTTGTATAAGAAGAAGAAGCAAAGGCATATACAGAAGAATCAATCTCTTTAAGGTCAAGCCTAGTAGCTAACATAGGAACATCATTTTGCTCCATAACTTCTAAATTTGTGCTTAAAACTTCAAAAACTTTGTTTGTATAGCCTAATCTTTCATTAGTTACATAAACCCAATCAAAAGGTTGTAATTGCATATAAGAAATATTACATAAGACTGATAATGCTACCTCTTGCCTACTGTGTAGTATTGCTGTTCTTTGTAGTCTTTGTGCTAAAGTTGTGCTATCAGTAAATGGCAACTGTATTTCTAAATTTTTTCTATAATTAGCTTGTGATTCTCCTAATGGTGTATCTTCACTTAAAAAGGTAGCATTGGTAGCAGGATTTACTGTGGTTTCTGTAGGTGAATCAGTTGCAACATAATTATTATTACCATCAACATATACTGCTTTTACTGTATTAAAAGTTTCACCACTAGCCTGTTTAGTTGATATGGATATCGGTGCTAATAAATTATCATCTGTAATTGTCATTTCAGGTGTAACAGAAGCACCTGCAAACATTACAAACTTACCATTTATATAGGACATTTTACCTGCACAAGAACTAAGCAATCCTTCAATGACACCTGCACCATCTGCAGTCATATTAGTAATACCATTTGCTATGTATGAGCCTTCGTTGAAAGTTAGTGTCACACCATCAGCGATAGTTACTGCTGAAGATAATGTTACAACCAAACCTGTTCTTTTGATTACTGTTACAGTGTCTGTAATTCCTGTTCCTGTAACTGTTTGACCTATATCTATAAGTGTTAAAGTTGATGATGTATCTACTGTTACTGTAGTAGAACTGCTTATAGCACCATTGACTGTAGCTGTTGTAATTGCACCTGCAGCAGTTTCACAAGTATTAGCAGCTGATGCGAATCCACCTAATGTTGTAGTGTCATTGATCTCACTAGATGTAGCTTTTAAGCCATATGTTGTATCAGTTAAATAATCTCTTACACATAGAGCAGGGTTGCTTCCAATCTCTTTACCAGTGCTATCTGTAAAAGCAGTTTGCCCACTTCTTGGGTCATAAACTTTTTTACCTTTAACAACAAAAGATAAAGGTGGTATTCCACCACCAAAAGCTTCTGAATCAAAAACAAATTCAATAAGCATATAAGCCATGCCTATAAACTTATCTGTAGAACCTAAAGAAGTTGCACTAGTAATATTACTATCTGCTGTCGTTTGTGAACCATCTTTAAATTTATATCTTAGTAATGAATTACTTACAGTAAATTTATTTGCATTTTCACTATTAGTAAATTTGCTATTAGTAGCATATTCAAAACCACCACTTGATGTTGTTGTTAGTTCTATATCGTTGACTAAAACTTTTTCTAAGCTTTCTACCTCATGTCCTGCAAGTACAACTATCATGGATAGCTTGTAGTTATCTGTTCCTGAAGTTTCTATATGGGTAATTGCACCGCCAACTCTAGCTTTACCATAAACAATTTGTCTTGCTGCTGTAGGTGTTCTTGTGGCTACTTTATTTCCAAAGTTTTCAGCACTAGCATTTGTACCTTTTGACATTAAACCGCCAACTAAGGCACTGAATGCTGACATTGTTGCTATATGCATTGCTGTATAACCAGTAAGAGCAACTGCTGTTGTACTTAATAGAAATGCTACACCTGTAACAACTAAGAATGTAACTGCAAATATTGTTGCTGCTGATTTTAATGCCTTAGCCATTAGACACCCTCCATACAGATATAATATTCACATTTTGTTTTGCAACTACCATGTCATCTGATGGTGTTAATACTTTAAACCCATCTGAAATACCAACAAGCTCTGATTCTTCTTTATAAACTACTAAATCACCCTTTTGCATAAATGCTTTGTCTATTTTTTGTACACCTTTTGCTTTGCATGCCTTTTCAATACTTTTAGAAAGTGTTTTTCCATATTCTTTTATTGATCTCATAGCTTCTTCTTCGTTCTTCCAAGAAAGCTCTTTGGGTATTAAATCCTCACCAGTCATAGCTTTTATACAAGCATTAGAAAACTTGCAACAATCCCATGAACCCCATGCAAAAGGTACAAACCTGTTCTTTGCTAAGAACTCATCAAAATATATACTCCAATCTGTTTTTTTAAACATTATTTTTGTTGCTCGTTTTTGTTACCAATTCCTTCATCTTTTTTATTATGAACTAATACATCATTAGCAAAATAGTTATTGTGTTTATATATTTCAATTAAATTATAAGTAGGTAAATCAATTTTATTATCTATAACTTCTATGCTTGTTATTTCTAGAGAATCTGCATTTTTATTAAATAATTTATCACCAACTTCCAATTTATCTACATCAACCCCATGCAGTTCTTTTGTTGCTAATGGGTTTATACTTACCCAACCTTTTTCAATGCAATACAAAGGGTGACACTGCGTTGTATGTAGTGAATTATCTTTATAGTTAATAATATAAGTTTGTTTATTAGATGTTTTGTGTAATTTTTGTACACTTGATTTTACTAACAAATTATTGTCAATATCATAAGACATAATTTCATCAAGCATTTTTATATCTTCAATATTTTTAGTTGTATTATTACCCATGAGAATTTGTGTACCTGCAACGAAGCAACCACCTCCTCCACCTCCACCAGTATTAGATGAAGAGCGACCCCATATAATCTCTTTATCTTGTAAAGATTGCACCCTATCAAAACAGGTATCTCCTGCACTTATGTATTGTTGTGATTCTTTGGTGTATCTAAGATTAGATGGTCTTTGTAGGTCAATTAGTCTATTTTCAGCATCTACAGTAATTGTAGAACCGCTAGGGTCATCATTTATTACCATTGATTGCATACGACCTTTGAACAAAGTCATAGTACCTACAGTGGTGTCTGTCCCACCTGAAAGATATCCTAAATAAACTGATATAAATCTATTTTGATAATTTTCTGTAAGTGCTAAATTAAGTACAGTTGCATCCATACCTGCTAAAGCTATAGATAAACCACTTGATTTGAGTTCAAGTGTATCTTCTATGTTTGATATAGATAATAAAGTGCCAACACCAAGATATGTTCCACCATCAATCGTGAGATCATAATCACCTGACCATAATCTTATGGTTTCTGTATCAAATTCTGCTTTAACTGCTAGGAATAATACTTGGTGGTCTGCTTCTAGGTAACTTTGTATTGATGTATCTATCCCACCCCTGTTTGGCACAAAATGTGACATTTAAACTACCTCAATACATGAAAAAGACATACCATAGTTAGAAATATTATCAGCATCCCAATCAATATCTTTACTGGTCAATCTAAACAATCCTTTTGGAGTTGCGAATCTGACTAAATGATTTTGTGTAATAGCAGTTCTAAGTTTTGGTTGTATCTTAACCCCATAAGTATCTTCACCACCTATGACATTTAATGTTGCATCATCTGTAACCATTACATATTGCACAGGATTAGCACCTGTTGTTGAGCTAGATGTTATTTGTAAGTAATCGCCTTGTTTAATAGTACCTGTTGCACTGTTGGAACTTGCTGATAGGTTGATTCCTGTAGCACCCTTCTGATTTGATTTAATTGTGCATCCTGTTTTATCTGCTTCCTGTACCAAACCACCTGATTCAGACTCTACAACAACTGTATATGAATTAGTTTTAGTAGTTATTTTATGTGTCCCATTGTTTTCAGGATTGATTGAACCTGTTACGACTATAAAGTCTCCTTCTACTGCATTAGCAAAAGGTGTTGTATTGGATGGTGCTGCTATAGTTTGCGTTGCAGATGTAAAGTCCAATTCTATGCTTCCTTGATTAATTCTATCTTTTGCTTTTAAGTCATTAGCATTATAAGTGCCTTGATTGGTTAGAGCATCAGGGTCTGCAAATTTAAAATGATTTACTGGTCCATTAAGCTCTAAAAGAAAAGATTGCCAGTTTTTAGCAACATCTCTACGCATAGGTGGAAGTGTAACAGTAGCTTCCCAGTAAACACCATCATATTCTTGTGTTCTTACTTTTCCAGTATAAGGTGAAGCTACACTACCTATTGTCCTTCTAAGTGTAAAATTACTCCTAATAAAATTAGGGGTTGTTGGCATTGTTACTATCTTAGCCACCTAATAGACTCCTTCTAAATGTACCACCACGCATTGCTGATTCTTGTACAGCAGCTTTTGTTACATCTGCTATCTGTGGCATCATCTTTGTAACCTCTGCTCTTACAGTAGGTACTATGCCTGTAGCAAAATTGATTGATTGATTTATAACAGTAGTACCACCACCGCCCATAGCGTTTTTACTATTCATGTTATTCATGATAGTACCGCCAGTATTAGGTACAAATATTTCAGGACCACGTTCTCCTACCAGTGTTGCTCTACCACCTTGTATAGTACCACCACCTGCTTTGCCTGTTGGCATAGTTGGTAAGCCTACAGCAGTAAATAATGCGTTCATCATAGGTTTGATGACTTGCATTTTCAAGAACTCAGCTATGACTTGTTGAATCATATCACCAACCAAGTTTCTAAATGATACTAACGCATTCTCACCATTTTGAAGTGCGTTTATAAAGTCATTAGCAAACTGATCAGTAGCTCTTTCAAGAGTTTCTGCCATAGCATCTGTAACTTCTCCAGTTTGACCCATTTCTTCTTTTAATAAACCAAGACTATCAACAACTGCTCCAATCTGTTCTTCTGTTAAGCCATAAAACTTTAACAGTTCAGTTTTATCTTCAGATTGTAATATTTCATCAATCAATGCTAATTGTGCATTAATTTGTTTAAGTGGGTCTTCTGCATCTTTTGCTAATTTTTGTAAAGGGGATAGAAATGTTTGAAATTTTACTTCAGGTATAAATTCACCTGTTTTTTTGTCATCATCTGTTTGTTCTAATTTCAGTTGTCTTTGGGCTTTTATTCTTGCTTCTATTTTTTCATTAATTTGTTTAAGTAATTCTACTTCACGTTGATAAATGTCTAAAAGCATCATATCGTCTACAGAAAAATCTACTGGTGGCATTGTGCCATCTTCTGATTGTTGTTTTAGTTGTAGTAATTTATTTAACTCTGTGGTGGTTTTTCGTATGATATCTCTTGATAAATTTAGCTGTTCTTGATCAGGAAGTAGGTCTATTTTACCAGTTCTATCCTCAACTATATCACCAAGTGATGCTTGACCTGTTGCTACTCTTACTGCTCTTGCAGACTCATTTGCAAAATCTGTTAATCTATCTGTGAGGTTTTTTAGCCTTTCTCCTAATCCACCTGTAAATACAGCATCTGCTAATTGTTTAAAAGCAATACCCATATTAGATGCTTTGGTTGAAAGATTATCCATCTTATCAGTCATAGCACCACCAAACTTCTTATTTAGAGCAGCAACTAATGTGTCTATCATTGTTGCCGCGCCTTCTGTGGTTTTACCAAACACTGTTAGTTCTTCTTTGGTCATGCCTAATTCTGTTGTAAGAATTTTTAATGCAGGTATTCCTCTATCATCTAATTGATTTAGTTCTTCTAAGCCTAGACCACCTGAAGCGGCTCTTTGTGTAATTCTGACTAAGGCTTGGAATGCACCTAATTGATCTACTGAGGTTGAAGCTGTATCTGCAAATGTTTGTAGCATATCCATGCTAGGTTCAACACCTACTGCTTTTAATTGTATAAAGGCTTTGGTTACATCTTCAATTTGAAAAGGTGTTGTTTGTGCAAAAGTAAATATTTTTTGCATTGCTTGTTCGCCTTGATTTATTCCACCAAATACAGTATTAATAGAATCTCTAAGGTCTTCAAAACCCATACCAACCTTTGCAACCTTACTTATAGTTGCTGCTACAACAGCTAAAGCTGCGACTAAAGCTATAGCACCACCCTTTGCTTTTGACATAGCACCTGCCATACCACCAAAAGCTACACCACCAACAGCACCTGTTGTTTTAAGTTTTCTTTGTATTTGATTTAATTCTTTTTGAAGTTGTCTAGTGTCTGCTTTTATCTGTACAACTAGTTCATCTATAGGTTTACTCACTTGGGTACAACTCCATCATTTCATTAAGACGTTCTCTAGACATAGGTTCTTCTTTCTGCTCTCCACCACTATTAAACTCAGTGAATCCTTCTATAGCCATATAGACTTCTTTAGGACTTGATTGCCAAAAATCTGTAGGAGACATACCCATCATGCCGACACAAATAGAAAAGTAGCGTTTGATGGGTAGGGAATCACTAATTAATCCCCCTGTTCTTGCTTTCCCTCGTCTGTTGCTTCCTCTGAATCATCAGTTAGAGATTGTGCAATCAAGTTAGCAACTGCGGCTGTTGATTTAACTATTCCTGCATCTTGTACTATTTTAACTACATCTTTTCTTTGAAAATCATTACCACCACCTCTTAGAGCAGGTAATAATACATGAATTACCTCTGACATTCTTATATCAGCTTCACCCATTTTTGTAGCAAGTTTTATAATTCCACAATCACATGCATCTTCAATTTGAATTATTGCATCAATTGTTAATCTAGCTTTGTAGTCTTTACCTGCTAAATTTAATGTGATTTCACCCTTGAGTTTGTTTGCCATCTGACTTTTTCTCCTTTGATTTACTTGCGACTGCAAGATTTATTATTAATGCATCACTTAATGTATGCTTATAAAATGAGTTAACTTTTGTGTCTTTGCCATCAATATTTATTGTGTCGCCAAC